GTATAAAGTGCTCCACCAACTTCCATATCCCACAATACCCATGTAGCTGATAAATAAAGAATACCATCTCCAGGCTGAACTGTAGTTCCTCCAACTGTACCACTATTAGTTCCGATTAACCATAAATCACCTTCAGTAGGAGTAGACGGATAACTCGGATTTGTATTGGCATTAGTAATAATACCTTTAACATTTATTACATTACCACTTACTACACCAGTTTCATAATAGTCTAACTCGTTTGTAAATGGATTAAATTTCCATGCCATATTTTTATATTTTTTATAATTATATTACTGTCCAAGAAGCAAATCCCCCCATATTTTCAAATCTGAAATTACTTCTGCATCCGTAAGGACTATTATCTTGTGTAGTTCCAAATATATACTCTTTACTTACTACATCAAAAACAACAGTGCTTGTAAAAACAGTTACGTTATTTCTTTTAAATTCTAATCTACCATTAGGTAATACTAACATCTCATAATCAGCAGATGTCGCTGTATTTGCAGCAAAAACAAATGTTGTTGAACTTGGATTATATTCATACCACAGAGGAGTATGTCCTCCTGGAGTGTGCATTTGCATTACTACTGTAGGGTTTGTATAACTTGGAGTTATATAATTTCCAGCATTAGCTTCAACATTACCTCGTTCTTGTAAGAAATATTGTAAAGAACCTAACCATCCTGAAGGAGTGTTATCTTCCATAGTCCATTTCATAGAAGAACCTACTTGTACTTTTCTTGCTGATACAGTATTTAAGTAAGGGTTAGGAGTACAATTATTGATATTATTTGTGTAACATATCCAACCATCTCCACCAGAACCATATTCAAATTGTATCATTTCAGTAGGAGAGCATATTACAGAATCTACAAATTCAACAAAACTAATACTATCACTACAAGCTGTCCCAAAAGCAGTATAGTTAGCAGTTACATTAAATGTAAAATTACCACTGACACCAATATCTCCAGCACTTGTTAAAGTTAGATTAGGAGCAGAATATGAAGCAGTTAAAGGGTAACTTACGTTACTTTGGACTGCTGTAGCTGTAAATGATAATCCTGTAACCGAAGCTAAATTAGATACAGTTTTTACTAAATTTATCGTTGGCATATTAACTGTAGATTAAAGCTGCTCTATTATCCCAAATATTTGTATGAGTTTGTGTTCCACCTGCCCAAGTAATTGTTAAACTACCTGTTGCTACAACTTCAACCATTCTCATTATTTTCCATGTAGCAGCATTTGTTAAAGTTCCAGGTAAAGCCCATCCTACATAAGTTGTAGTTGAACCTGCTCCTGGAGTATTTGCTAATACATCTGTTCTTAAGACTGGTACTCCTCCTGTATTAACATGTATTCTACCGTATAAATCAGCAGAAGTTTGTATGTAGTCGCCAGTATTAGAAGTTGTAGATGAAAGTACATCTTGTCTTACTCCTAATATACTTACTCCACCATCACCACTTGCAGCTGGAGTATCCTCATACTTTACTAAATCATTTAATTTAGCTATAGTAGAAGTCTTAAAATCATTTACCTCAGCTATTAAATCAAGAATACTGTTTTGTATATCTGTAGTAACTACTAATAATGCTTGTAGCTCTGTAATAGCTGTTTGTAGCTCTGTTACAATAAGATTTGAGTTAGTTACCAATAAAGTAGTATCTGCTTCTATTGCTGTAACTAATGTTATAACGTTATTTAAAGAAGTTTCTATAGCTGCTGTATTAGCATCAATAGCCTGTACTGCCAATAATATCTCTGCTGTATCACTTTTTATATTTGTAAGTCTTGTTGTAATACCTACAAGATATGATTCAAGTAAATCTGGGTCTATAATCCTTGCCCAAATAGCTTGTAGTAACTCTATAATTCTCCCTGTTTCTATCGTTGTTTGCATATAATTCTAATCTTTCTATGGTACTTATATTGTTTTACAATGACTGTAGTTATTGTTCCAAATGTTGTAAGACATTGTTCACTAATATCGGAAGATTATCTCAATAGTTTATAGTATAGAACTTTGATACATAAATACTACAGAATATTAATATCATTATTTTTTATCATATAAAATACAACAGATTGCATCTGAGCTACAGTATATTGTATGTGCACATTCAAAAACTTATAAATATTGTCTTTCTATAGAGGAACAATTGTATACAACAACTCAGGTTTCACTACGGTGTAAGTGCTAAATACCCTATAACGCATTGATACAGATACTCTTATACCACTATTTTACTGGTTTTAGAGTTAGCTATCATTAATATATGGCTAAATCGTAAAGTGTTAAAAATGCCCTTTATCAAATTGAGTATTAGATAGTTACAACAAATATTCACTTTCACGCCTGTGAAAATAAAACAGTTACCATAAATTTGCATGTATGTGAAAATATTCGTATATTTGTAAACGATTATAAACAATTTACATTATGGAAAAAATAAAACTACAAAAAAAGCCCAAAAAAGCGTTTGACAAAAAGAAAACTCCTTTTGAAAAACCTAAGTTTGAAGAATCTGATTTAGGTACAAATATATTTATAAGCTACCTACAAATCCCTGTATCACATTTTCCAGCAAAAAATGAGTACGTTAAAGATGATGAAGGAATACTTGTCAATAAAGAAGTTGATGTTGAATATACACCCTATACAAAAGTCTATCAAAAATCAAATCTAAGATTAATAGTAGCGGGTTTAACTGATAAATCTAAAAGTTTGTATTTGTGGATTACGTATGAACTGGATTCTAATAAAGATTATTTGTGGATTAATGTGCCAAGATATATGGAAGAAAACAAGCTATCTTCTCTAACTACATACTACAATGCTATAAAAGAATTACAGCGTTGGAATATAATGGTAAACACTACAGTAAAAGGTGTATATTGGATTAATCCTGAATATTTCTTTCGTGGTAATAGAATTGAAAAATATCCAAACAACTTAGTAAAAAGATAATAAATTAAAAAAATAATTATGGAAAACAAAAATTTATTTAAAGTAAATTTAGCGATTGCTTTTAGGTGGGCATTGAAGTATGATAAAAGATTATTTATGAATTTATTAGACATGTTTAAAGAATTTAATTTTAATGAACATGGTTTATTAGATAATTATATAATTGATGAAAGTGTTAATATTATAGAAGTATTAACTACTGCAATTAATGAATGTGGAGATTATGAGAGTATATTATCTTTTACTTGGCTGTTTGACAGGAGAGTTGAATATTATGATTATACAAACTATAAGTACACATTAGCAGAAGAGCACCCTTATAAAGAATTAATTCCTATCATAAAAGAAAAAAGAAATTGGCTTGAAAAGAATGGAATAAGTAATTGGAGAAAATCTTTAAACCATGAAAAACACCAACACTTTAGATTTTGGATAAATAAAATATTAACTGCAAATACAGATAAAGATAATAACTTATATAATAAAATATTACACTTATCATTGTTGCCAAATAACGATACAAGAGTATTTAGTCATTTATATTTATGTGATAATCACAATAATAAGACAGATAGCTTTAATCAAATTTTAAAATATATTTTAGATAACAATATTATTCCAGATATACACAAGAAACAAGTAGAATTTATTGACCCAATAAATCCAGATAGACATAATCCAAGAATGGTTAAAACCTCTGGTGCTATTTTTGGTTTTTCTTATTTGGTATCTTTAACAGGTAATGAGCTAAAAGATATTTATAAAACAAAAATAAAAAAACATCATTTAGGCTATTTGGAAAAACAAAGCTGGGCTTATGTAAATGCTGGGGATGATAATAGTTTGTATTATATTTATATAAAATAGTTGGAACTAATAGATAAAACGAATAGTTATAGTAGTATAAACAACATTTAAAAATATGAAGAAAATAATTTTAATAGTAGGATTAGTATTAGTGAGTTTAGTGGGATATAGTCAGGCAGATTGGGTAGCAGCAGATAGTTTATCAGAAGTGGTTGTGAACGGAAATGAATACGAAGAAGTGAAATCTCAATTAACTACTATTTATAAAGGAAAGATTTTTAAACCTACTACAGATTTAACAAATACACCAAAAGATGTTAGAGATTGGTTTCTTAGCGGTGAGGAATTAAAAAGAAAAGATACATGGATTTTTATGATACCATTTAATAAAAAACATATAGCATTAAATGATATAACAAATAGGTATAAATATTCTACAATAAAAGATGTTGGTGATAAAAAATACTTTACTTTTTTTATTGAAAAGACAGAAGATGGAAGATATAAATACACAACTTTGTTTTTTAATTAAAATGTAAAAAGGAGAGATTAAGTCAATCTCTCCTTTTTTTATGCTCTTTACAAATCTTTTATTTTTTCAAACATTTCTTTTGACAACGGATATGTTCCTGTATGACTTTGCATATTAGCTAATGCACGTTTAAATCTACCAGAAGGGTCTGCCGCAGCAATTTCATTTATTTGACTTGCATGAGATGTGGTATCCCAATTTTTTATTACTTCTGATTTACTATTATCACGCAAATTTATACGAGATACAGTAACTCTACCTAAATTTTGTCCAGCGTTATTTGTTACAGATAAAGTCATTTCGTATTTATAATCATTTGGATTTCCACCACCACCATCACCTCCAGTTTTTATCGGAGTAGGAGTATTAAAATCCATTTTAGATGCTGCTAAATACTCTAAATTTTCATCTAACCCAAGCTGCTTATTTATACCTCTTTTATAAGTAGTTGCATTAGATTTCAATGCTTGATTTCTATTGTAAGCATCTGATAACAGTTGAGCTTGCTCTTTTGTAATTTGATTTGATTGAAACATTTGAGCAATTCTTTCATCATCAGGATTACCAAATTTAGCAGCTAAATCTCCTTGTGATGCTCTCATCTTATCTTGGTACGCTACATTACCTGAATTTTTACCATAAGCAGTATTGCTTGTATCAGTATATTTCTCAGTATATAAAGTACGTTTAGCACCGTCTTCTGGCTTAATATCTCTTGGTTTTGTTGTAGCACTATACCCAGAAGCCATAGTTTTATTTACAGTATTTACTATAGGCTTTTTACCCATTCTACCTGCATTTTGAAACTTAGGAATACCACCACCCATTTTAAATTTAGGGATTATAATTCCCCCAAACTTTTGAGAAGGTATCATTTCAACAGACTCTTGCTCACCTTGTGGAGATGTAACACCTAACATTTCTGCAACCATACCTATAATCTCATTACCCAATTCTTCATTAGGTTCTTGCATATAGGCTTGTATCATTGCAACTAATTGTGTTTCAGGATTTTCTTGTTCTTCCTGTGGCATTTGTTCTTGGGGAGCTTCCATCATTTCTCCCCCTTCTTGATAAATTCTTAGATAATTTTTTTTCATATAAGTTTTATATTATTTTGATTTTTTCTCTTTGTTTAAATACCCATTCTTCATAACCTCTTGATATGCTTTATTTGCAAGAGTTGCTTTCCCACCCTTTTCCATTTTTTTACTTTTCATAAACTTTGGTTTAGGTTTAGACATACTACCACCACGTTTAAATTGTGGTAAACCACTTTCATTTTGCATAGGTTCTTCTTGCGGTAACATCATTTCAGCAAGCATCCCAATTAGTTGTTGTTGTGCTTCAAAAGAAGGTTGTATTAGATATTCCTCAACCATAGCTTTTATATCTGCACCTTCTGCTTGTGTTTCCTCTTGTGGCATTTCCTCCATTTGAGGTGAAGGCATACTATCTACACCCTCTTGAAATTTTCTTAGTTTTAATTTATTATTATTACTCATGTTAAATGTTTTTGTTTGCAAAGTTAGTTATTAAAATAGACAAATGTTATTGACTGTGTATTGTTCATGTAATTTAGCGTAAATTTATTTATGTATTTAGCTAATGTAGTTTTGTAGGTATCTAATGCTATAAAATCAGAAAGATTATTCTTCAACATATTGTGGGTTTTGTTTATTGTGAATATCTATTATTTTGATTAATTCTTTTCCAATTTTTTCTAAGTCTTTTGGTGTTTTAGCTAATAGTGTTTTATCAATTAATTTCTTAGTATGTTTTCTTGAAAATATCCTTTCTCCACCTTGCAATTCTGTTTGCACTTCTCCATTTTCATCTAATAGATACATGCCACCTTTTTTTAGTTTAGATAAGATATTGCCTCCTAATTCATGTTTATTCCATTTAGAAGCGTTTTGTGCAAATACAGCTCTTTTTTTCGTAAGGGGATTTTTAGAATGTGTAAGTTCTTCTGTACTTTTACCTGTACGTTTTTTAGTTTCAGTAAATTTACCTTTGTTTTTCGGGTCTATATTTATCCCACCTTTTTCTAATTTAATACTTTTAAGGAATGTATTTTTATTATAATCTATATTTTGTTTTTCAAAATCATTAATTACATCTTTTGATATAGATAATCTATTACTTTTATCTTTAACTTTTCGTAGTAAATCAGCTATACCATCAATCATATCTTTTGATTTAATAGGAAGTGCTGTATATAAATTCTCCCCTAATTGAGCTAAACCTTTTGTATTACTTATTTTCCTTAAATAACCTTGAACTGATTTGTTTTTATTTTCAACTAATTTACCACTACTCGTAGAGTACCCATCTAATGTGTGGTCTCTTACAGTATTAGTTTTAGATAATACAAATTCCATTGTTGTATCACCTTGATTTAATTTGTTATTTATAACCCCACCATCTTCAAATTTACAGCCATCTTCACATTTCCATTTTTTTCTTGCTAATCTTAATCTTGAATTAGGGTTCTTTGCTGCTTTTGGAAACATTTTCATTTGTCCTGCACTTCTGGCACAATAAGATTTCTTTCTACTTCCCCCTTCTGGTTGTGGTGGTTTTAAATTACTTCCAGGATTTTCTCTGTTATAAGAATCTCTGCCTTTCTGATTCAGCCCACCCGTCTTCGATTGTCCTTCAGTCCTTGTCCAAGCCCCTCCTTGTTTGTATTTTATAATATCGCCAGTTTTAATCTTAGCATAGATTGGTAATTCTAATACAGCATCAGTATTGTATGTTGTTAGCTTCTCACTATTTGGGTCATTGCGTTTAACTACATTAGTAACTACACCTTTTTTTATAAAAGCTAATTTTAATGGAAATCCTACTCCAGCCATTGTAATTGATTTCTCTTTACCCTGCTCTGGAAATTTTAATAGCATATTTGAAGGTTCAGATTTACCTCTCTGCCCTTGTTTTAATTCTTCGTTAGTTTCTGCTAATTCTACATTTAAAGGTGCATTATTAACAGTAATTGTTTTATTTTTGAATCTTAGTTTTTCCATTTCTAATGCTTTTAAATTCTTTTGTATTATTATGTGTGTTAGCCATAAGCTGCTGCTTAAAAAAGTTTCCTATATCTTGAAGCGAAGCTGAACCGTTTTTATGTTTTTGTACTAATCTATCTAATTGTGTAGAATTATCTTTTGTTAATATTAATTCATTTGATTCTATTTCAGCAGTTTTCTCACAATTACCATCTGTACTACAATAGACCACAGGAATACCTTTACCTCCAAACCCTAATTCTTGTGGGATATTATTTCTATTTTTATGTAGTACACCTTTTGGGATTATGTTGATGCCACCTGTTTGAAACTTAAAAGGACTCACTCCTACTTTATCTATTATAGGTTCTCTACTTGCTATTTTAGATTTAGCACGAGGAACACTCATATCAATTTTTGGTTCTCTTTCTGGTTTAACTGCATATTTATCAGCTAATCTTTCTGTGAGAGGCTTGCCCTCTCTAATTCTTGGTACATTGCTATCCATTTTTTCATCAATCATATAAGGTTGATTTGGGTACTTATAATCTTGATAACCAACAGGTTCACTTACTCTATCTGTATTAGTTGAAGTTTGGTTTCTTTCTTCTTGTGTGAGTAGTGGTTTATATTGGTGTGTATTATCTATTCTTTGTAATTCTCTATTTAATTCATTAAACTTTATTGCATATTCATCAGCAGTTAATTCTCCTGCACTATCATACAATTCTTTAAGTTTATTTTTTAAGAATGTTGTAGGATTATTTTCTCCCCCTTGCTGGAATTTTAATTTACGGAATTTTAATTCCCCCCCTGTGTTATAATCATTAAAACTTTTACCCACAGCTGTATTTGCTGTACCTAATTGTCCAAACTTTTTAAGTCCTTGCTTTACAACATTTGAAGCAAACTTTCCTGCTCCTGGAATTGGGATTAAACTTGCCCCCAATCCAGCACCATAACTTGCAGCATCTGTATAATTTCCTTTTGCTACATTTTCTAATAAGCCATAAGCATTAGCTACGGTTGATGTTCCTGGTAATGTTTCTAAACCAGCTCGTACAACATTTTTAGCTATTTGTCTATTTTCAGTTCTATCAATATTTTCTTCCCTTTGATTTAAACTTTGTTGTGCATTTCTTTCTTCAATAGATGGGAAATTCAACTTCTCTTTTAGAGTTGGGGCTAATGGTTTAAATTGTTTCTGTTGTACCCCAGTAGAATCTCTTTGTACGCTTTCATATTTGCTTTGTAAGGCATTATCTTTTCCCAGACGTATATTTGTACCACCTGACTGTAATAATGGTTTATAAGGCAATTGTGAGCCTGATTTGTAAAAAGGAAATTTTATTTTCAAATTTATAGGGTAGGGTGTAGACTGAAAATCATCGTGTTTTTTAACACCACGCTTTTTCATCTTATTAAATTTTATTTTATCAGTTTCCATTACGAAAATATGTTATTGTTATCTTTGTAGATTGCCATTATTTCAGATAGTTTTTCTTTTATATATTTTACTGTAGTATGTTCTTCTATTGTTTTAGTGCAATCTTTATCTATTGCTACAAGCAAACTTCCAAGTAGTGCAAAGTTCTTACCATCTCTTTCTATATTAATTACATTATTTGGTAGATTATCGTTATCTATATGCTCTATTAAAATAGGATAAGATATAAGTATTTCTAATTCATGTTGTTCTAATATTCCAGCAACTAACAATGGTAGGTTCTTTGATGTTTTATTATAAAATAAACACTCTAGCTTTTCGTATTTAGCAAGTTCCTCATAATGAGAAGATAAAGGCATTGCTTGATAGTTGTATATTGTAGAATGTTTTATACTAATAGCTTCTTGAAATCTAAAAGAAAAATTTTTAAAACCTTTTGCTACTCCATTGTGATATATTGCAATGCTAACGGTTTGAGCATCTAAGTTTTCTCTAAGTTCTTTTAGTATATGATTTATCTTAATTCCATCAAGTAATACATTCCTATTTAGTTTGTATTCTAACATTTTATCTTTTAACACCTCTTCTCTCTGTGCTTGTTTTCTAAGTTCTATTACAGCTAATTCAGTTTCAACAGTTTCTATTTGCTGGTCTTGTGCTTGTTTAAATTTTAACTTAGTAGCGTAATAATCATATAACAATTTAGCACCCTCACGTAAAAGATAAATAAGTCCCCCAAAAACTGTTATTAATAAAATGTTGTATTGTTCTATAACTGTCTGTAACATGATTTTATCTTTTAAATTTTAGTGGAACTCCTCCCTGTTTCATTGTTGGAATACTACCCTGTTTATTTTGTTGTAAATATTGATTATATGCTTGCTGTAACTGTTGTTGCATAGTAGTATCAGTAGCTTGTATTTGTGTAATTTTACCTTCTTGTATCATTTGATTAACAAACTCTTGATAACTTAATTGCTTATTTGGAACTTGTTGCACGTTAGCTTGCTGACCTCCAATTAAATTAGGTAACATTCCTGTAATTGCACCTGTTATATTACCTGCTCCTGTGGGACTTGTACCACTTCCAAACATACTTCCGACACCCTGCATTACAGCAGCATTACTTAATAATGAAGTCAATCCTCCTAATTGATGTTTGTTTTTATTCTTTAAGTATACATTGCTCCAAAGACCTCTTTTAGTTTCTTTCCCATTTTTTGTAATATATGTGTTCTTATCTTTTAAATAACCACCTTTTTTATAACCTGTAACACTTATCATTGGTTTAAATTTTGTATCAGGTTTCCTTGTGTTTGTAGTACCACGTATTACTTTTTTAGTTCTACCTGTATCATCACTTAGTTCATCAACAATGTTATAACCTGTATTTGCTTTTTTATTTATATTAAAGTTTTCATACAAAGTTCTTTTTTGTGTGGGCTCAAAAGGTTTATAATCACTAAATGTATAGTGCGAAATACCAGATATAGATGTTGGGTGTCCTATTGTTTCAGCACCAAGTCTGTCAAAACTAATGCCGTTATCATTAGCCATATTTGCTTGTTGTTCTCCTAATTTATTAGCTTCTTTAATTTTCCCAGCTTTAAATAGTTTTGATGCTTGATAACCAAGTTCTTTTATTTTTTCTAATATATCTGGATTTGTACCACCAGTTTGCAATCTCTTAGCTCTTATAGTAAATGGTTTCAACATTGTAGGTTTCTCAGCAATTCTTTCTTTTGTTTTTGGGTCATAGTAAATCCTATCGTATAATTGCATTGGAGTACCTAATCCCACATCTGATTTTTTATTTTTTTCAAAAACATTTGGTGCTAAATCCCACTTATCATAAAAGCTAACGTAATCACCCTTTTCATCTTTGCCAACATTTGCTGTGTAATTTCCCATAACAGAAGCATCTATATCTTGTAAATTCTTTTTCCCAAAAGGGAGAAGTGGTAAATTATTTTTTAATGCTTTAATGCGTTCTCTTTCTTCTGGCAGTTGTGCTTCATCACTTAATGATACTGCCATTTCATCATCAATACTTAATCCTTTTGTATCTGTATGAGCTTTTCTATAAGTTTCAAAAAGTTTAGTTTTTATGTCATCATCTTTAAAAGTATAGTATGTATCATTCTTATTATCTCCTTTTGACGGACTTGTTTTAGATTTAACTATAGTGCCGTTGTCTTGATAACTTTCGTCTCCACCTAAATACATTTTAAAAGCATCCATTCTTCTTTTATCTCCAGCATCAGGTTCACCCATATTGCGATTGTTTTCCGTAACTTTTTTAAAAATAGAATTTGCTTTATCTAAAAAATTTGAATTATTTTCTACTTTTACATCTTCACCATAACCAAATGGATGAATGTTTTCACTTACCCATTTACTTACGCCAGACAGTTCTTTTTTTTGTATAGGTACATTAGCTGATGGATTTTGTTTTTTCCATTTTTCCGCCATTACTTTTTCAGTATTATTTTTAGGATTTTTTACAAATGCAGGAACATTACCCCCCTGCTGAAACTTCTCTATAACTATTATTTGTTTTTCAGCATTAGGTATTTGTGTAATAAAATCTCTTAATGACTTACCTGAGCTTTTAGCTGATTGTTTTATCTTTTCTTTTGTTGAGTTATCATACTTCTTACCTTTACCAACACCACTCATTTCATGTATTCCATCTATAATCTGTTGCGGTAAGTCAAATAGTATATCTGTATCTATTCCATCAGTGTCTTTATTACAACTACAATCAGTTACTCCTCCTTTTTGGAATTTAAGTTTCCCACCTTTACGAAATGACCTCATACCAAACGCAGGACTATTAAAACTATTTTGTTGTTGCATAAGTCCTTGATTAATACCGCTTTGATTAGCCTTATTTATTTGAGCTTCTTTTTGCTTTTGTAATTGCTTTTTAATTTCTTCTAATTTTTCATCATTAGAATTGTCTTTAACTCCAAATATTTTTCCAAGTGGTGTAGCTGCAATAGCTCCTGTTACATTTCCTTTTGATAAGTTAGATAACATATTTACACTCGAACCAATTGGGTCTAATGTGCTTTTTAGTACACCACCAGCAATAGAACTATTATCTTGGCAAACTTCTTTCCCTGTAACTGGGTCTATTTCACAATCTTCTTTCCCAAACTTCTTAGATAAAGCTGCTGCTGTGTTCATTACTTGCCCTGCACCAGGAACAAAAGCATCTGCCACACCAGATACAGTTTGTCTTGCCATATCTGCTGTAGCATTTGGCACTTTTGCACCACTATAAAATTTTAACTTTTTCATTCTATATTTGTATAATTTCCTATGAAAAACTTTGTAATATCGTTGTAATTATTCTTTGTACTTGTGTATATTTATCACCAGGATATGTAATTCTAAATTTACAATACTTATCCCTTACCCTTTTATTCTTAAAAAAGGATTGTTTGTGAATATCGTCATTTTCTTTTTGTATTGTAATATAGTAGTGATTTTCCTTGTAATATGTGTTTGATTTATAGATACTAAAATAATCTGTATTATCCCTTAGATTAATTAACATTTCATAGGTATCATTATCTGTAGTCATCTCTATTTTTGTAGGGGGAGACTCGTTAGATACAATCATTAAGTTATTAAATACTTGGTGTATGGTTGTATCTTTTGTTACTACAAATTCAAATACAAAGTTATCTTGCTCATTATAATAATTGCAATAAGGTACATTAGGACTTTCATGTTTCCAAATTGTATTTCTTATTGTATCTTGTTTATAAGGGAAACTAAATAGCTTATCATATAAAGTAAACATCATGTGTGGTGAGTATGGTAAGAATGTTTGCCATTTATCACTCATCTCAAAATACACTAATGTTTTAAAGCTATCATCATCAAAACATTCTACTGGTGTTTTTATAATCTTTGTAGAGCCTTCTCTTCCTCCTGTAATTGTAATTACGTTATTATTGTATTCTACTACAGGACATTCAAAGGGTATTATCTCAGTTAAATCTATTGTGCCACAAGTATTATTTGGTTTTTCAGATAAGAAAGAAAATATTACATCATTCTTCTTTACATCATAATATGTTCTAATATCATGTTTAAACCATGTAGACACTTGTCCTTGAAATCTATCGTTAATGCTGCGTAAAAATGATTGAACATTAAAGTCTGATATTAACTTTAAACTATCTCCTGTAAATTGCCATATTTTTCCTTTATCTATATCTACACCGTACACAGTATTATCTGTATTTAATATAGACCATTGCCACTTACTACCGTATAATTCTGAGATAGTTCTTGTTTCCCCTACTGGCGGTAATACTCCTGCCGATTCTATAAATACACTACCTACAGCATCACTAAATGATTGTCTTCTTTGATTTACAGGTATTGAATGTAATCCGTTTTCAAATACACATATTAATTGACCATTTAAGTTTTTAATAGCTACAATAGCCCCTAAATGTTTCTGATAATCTTGTCTTGCTATTGGGGCAAACTTCCTATAACCATCTACAAATGAGTTAGATGTATATAGCTCTGAATATATAATCCTTGTATCAAATCTATCCTCAATAAACGGGTTATCGCTTTTTAATGCTATATAGTTTTTACCAGAACTTGAATCTGAATATCCTTTATTACTTACTGTAGTTTCTGGTAATTTAGACTTTTTCCAAACATTACCTGCATTTTCTCCACCATAATTCCCTTTTGTATAATAAGGTAAGAAGCTACGTTTTTCAGATTCATCTACACTATATAAATTATCAGTTCTTAATCCTGGATTAAAGTTAGATTCTGTTAATAGTTGTAACGACAAACCTAAATTAGATTCTTGTGAAGATTTCTCTAATACTTCTGTTAAATCTATGTTATTCCAATAAAGTTTTCTAAACGAAGTCCCAATATAATTATCGCCATTAAATCCTTCTAATCTGCCGTCTGGTCTTAATAATCTTTCATTTTCTAATGATGTAAACTGACTTGCATTTGAATTTACTTCTAACGCTTTTGCATTATCCCAGTACATCTCTTTCGTAATTGGGAAGAATGTTTCATATTCTGGTTTATATAAATCAAATAATTGTGGTGTAGGATAATATCCATTAGGATTATTTGTACCATCTTGATATAGATTTACTAAATAAGCTAATGGTTTAGAAACTGTTTTCCCTACTATTGGGTAAACATAATCCTCTTCATATATAGGATTTCTAACTTTACCATTATATACTACAAATGAAGATGTTTTGGCTATTGGTTCTTGGTATGTTGTATGTTGGAATAAATTTGTTTGATTTTCCACGCTAATACCGATATAACTATCAAAAGATAATCTAAAATTAGCGTTACCATTTGTAGGTTCATTTACTCTATACTCATTATCATCTAATCGTAAAAATGTATCTCTTAAATTTGGTGCAGATACTAAATACATTTTACTACTAAATCTTCCTGCGTTATATGTATATTGATTATTTATTTGAAAATAATTCTTAGCAGTAAGTAGTTGATTATAAGGTGTATGTAGGATAGGTTTGTATAATGAGAAACCTCCTGATGTAGTTATTAAATCTGTACTCCCATTACCATTAGTGGCATCAAAGAATTTAGATTGCGAAGCTATTGCGTATTGCATTGATATTGCTGATAATAACTTCATTTTAACATCACTATTTGCTTCTAATGAGGATACTAACTTTTCACTATTTAATAGTAAATCTGGTGATATTAAAGCAAAGTTTTTATTTACAACATCTGTTCTTAAATAAGCTGAGTTTGGAGCACTCATTGGGTAAACAAACTTATATAAAAACTCTTGAAAGTAATCTTTGCCATCTGGAGGTAAATCATCATCATCATGTGTAGCTAAATGACTTTCTAATAACCAATCTACTGATGGGATTAATTTGTAATTTGTATCATTAAACTCATAGTCCATAATAAAGTTTACATTGTCGTTTGGGGCATCTAAGAATGGTATTGGAAGAGTATCAATAATATATCCTTGTGTTATAATGTTAGATTTCTTTTTGCATCTAACTATCATAAAACCTAATGTATCATCTAATATAGCTTGTGGAGGAGTTGGTATCTCAAATGTTGGATATAGCATATTAGCATAATACAACTCGTCAGACAAAGGTACTGTATCTCTTGTTGGAAATCTGAATATACCATTGATGTTTTCCCCTGTTGTTTCATCAAAAGGGTCATCTGTATTTAATGTAGTATTACTATATGTGTTTGTTACAGTTGAATCAATACCACGTAAAGGGAACACTGTACTGTAACTCCCATCTTTCATTTTAAACACTATACCAAATACATAACTTTCAGCACCCCAATAACCTAATTGGTAATAAATATTTTTTGGAGAGTAATAACCTGCACCATACGAACCGTTAGGATTTTTATAATCAATAGGAAGTGTTACTTGAAATGTGCCACCAGAATAATCATTGTCGTATCCTGGAACTACTAACTTTTTAGTATCATAATATGTTTTTATTGTAGAAGCATACTCAAAAAACTCTTTGTAATCGTAGAATTTATTTTTAATATTAGCAGCAAACAGTCTTCCTGCTACTTGTGTCATTGTTCTGAATGTATCTATTGAAGCATTGTTTACAGATAGAGTTGTAATATCTAATACTTGTGTTCTCTCTGTACCTGTATGCTCAAATCTTAAAGTATTCCCATCTGATATAAAGTATTTATTCTCTAATACAAAAGCGTTGTTAATAGATTCTAAATCCCCAGCTTTATAAACATAAGATACTTTTACATAAGAATAGCTTTCATCTAAGTTACCTAAGATTAATACATTAGATTTATTTGTAGATTCATTTGGTTGCCCTCCACGTATATTAGTCATAGCATTACCAAAATACACGCTACAATCAAAACTCTCACCAATTATATCTGTGCAATTCCCATCTTGGGTACACAATTGAAAGTAGTATTTATAATTACCAGCAGGTAAAGAACCTGTGCCTTGACTATCTAAATCAATATTTAATATCTTTTTGGTAGTTAGGATTAGATTTAATGTATTATCCCAATTTAATCTATTGTATAAATTAGAATCGTCATTGCCAATTCTATCCCTTATGACATATTTATTAGCTGGTAATACTGAAAATCTACTATTTAAAGTTCTTGGTTTATTAAAGTTATCTGTAAAGATAATGTTTACTGAGTTATCATATACAGGTTGTATCTCTACTTCTAACGGTTTATCTATCTGAAAATTAAAGTAGATAGAATTAAAATCATTTATGTAATCTGTTTTAGGTACTCCATTAGGGTCAATATTATCCCCTAAATAATTCTTTAGTGGTTTATAGTTATATTCTAAATAGCCGTATTTATCACCATCTACCCAAGTTTCACCATCAATATTTGTAAAGCTATCATAATTAGGGGAAGGAAAACTCCCAACTTCACCTCTCCCTGTAAATCTAAAATTAACGTATTCAGCACTTAGTATATAACAAATACCATTATAAGTCTTATTTCCAACAGGTACATAGTTTGGTTTTAATAATGTAGTATATTCATTACCCAATGGTGTTTGAATTATTAATTCATTACCATTGTGAGTTACAAAGTATAAATTTTCAGCGTAAGTTACAACATTATCAGGTGTTTGATAGACTGGAAAATCCATCTTCATTCCTTCATTAAACGTGTTTTGTATTGGAATTTTTGGCATATTGTTTTTTTCTATCTAATGTTCTTTTTTTAATATTATTATATGCAGTTTTACCTAACCATCTGTATATTCTAAATGAAAAATCACTTGTTTTAAAGAATAATGGTCTCATTTTTACTACACTACTACACAATTTAGATAAAGCTACCATAAAAAATCTAACTAATTTCTCATAGTTTAACAAATGATACTTTTTAAGTGCATGTACTTTTTGAGCATAGTATTCTATATGCTTCTCAAAAGGTGCTATCTCATTTGTAAATAGTTTATCGTTATTTTCTATAATACTTATTTGTGTTTGTTGTTCAATTATTCTTTTATTAGCAGATGTTTTCTTAGAATACTCTAAATTAAACTTTCTCCTAACTCTAACTTTTTTAGGTCTTTTTAATTCTTTACTGTATAATGTCCAATCATTTACTATTTCTTTGTAAGGTAAAAAATTAAATTGACCAGTATTCATTTTATCAACTAATTTTTTATACATATTCCTTGATACATCCACTCTATACCTATGTGTAATTGGGAATAAATATTTATCAACTCTCTTAGCTATGTGCATTTGAAATGTATAATACTTAAATTTAGTCTTAAATAAATCTACATCTTTATACACACGTTTAGCTTGTCTTTTTCTTTGTAGCTCTATGTCAGGTATTGCTCTTACACACAATTCTGCTTTAAATTTTGTAGGCAAGATAAATTTTCCCCCATTTTCAATTAAATCTTCAAACACTACTTCAAAAAAATCACATAATAAAGATTTACCAACAGCTTTTGGAGAGTTTGCCCTAAATATAGTTCTAAATCTTTTAGTCTTTCTACCATTAATAATTTCAGGTCTTTCAATTATTAATAGTTTTTTATAGTTAGTTGGGAATATAGATTCATTCCTTGTTAAATCAGAATAATCATATATCATATTATTCCTTAATAACTCTGCTTTTACATTTGGAGTAAGCCTTTCAACTGATTTATGTAAAACACTTTTCCGAATAAGTGCTTCAATAGCTGCATTTGAAAACTTATTTAAACTTTTATAAAATTCCCTTCTTGCATTTAAGTCATTTATCTGTTTATCTGTTAATCCTTTTCTGTCCACTATAACATTCCTTTTATTGTTGATTTATCTTTTGCATCTTTATATAAAGTACAAAGTAATATTTTGTATTCTACACCACTTAAAGGTTTTGACTTCTTTATACTTTCAATAATCTTTAACAATTCTTTATTCATTACTGATTAAATTTATAATCTTGATTGTAAAACTTTCTATTGAAAGAACTTAGTCTATTCAATATACTATCTATTGCATTTTGTGAGAAATGTTCTGGTATTCTTGCTTGAACACATTCTTGTAACCAATTTTGTTTTGCTAATTGTACAGTCTGTCCTAACGGTAAACCCATAAATGCTTGCTTTTGCTTATCTAAATAATTACAGTAGTAAGCTATCGCTACAGCTTCTTTTTCTGTAACTTTCATAAAACCTTCTTCATCTGCTAAATATCCTCTATAAATAACATTTAACATTCTGTGTTCTGTATAATTCTTAACAGTTCCGGGTGTTAATTGATTAGCATATTGGTAATCTAATACTATTTTGTTATCTACAAATGTATAGTTAGTAAACTTACCAAAAGGAAATAAGTTAGATTTGTCTAATCTTCCCAATATATAATAGCCACGAATAGCATAGAAATAAGGAAAGTATGCTTGTAATTGTGGATTTAAGAATATCTCTGAGGTTAAATAACTATTGTATGTAATATCGTCAAATGTTACAGCTTCAATAGCACCTACATTACAAGGCAACTCTACCACACCGTCTACAATAGCCCCCCTATGTAAGAATATATCATAGTGAACATTCCCTATTTTTTTTAATGCTATTGCTGCATTTTCTATAATATCATCTTCTTGCATATCAATACCAAACAACCTTGTTAAGATTGGTTTAACTGATAATACTGAAACATAATTGTATGTACTATTATTCTCTATCATTTGCGGTTTAAGCCCTTGTTTTTTTAGACTTATGTTTATATGTTTTTAAAAAAATAGTTGCTTAGAATCAATTTGTGAAAGAATTAAGGCTACCCTGTTACTAAGTTACCTTGTATATTACCTTGTAGAACTTGCGGTACATTTGCTTTCCTATAATACCCTAAAAATTCTTGTGTAATACTTGTAATAATTTTATCTACAATAAACTCTGGTGCTGGGTATGTATCATCATCACATATCTTAGAGCAATTAAAGAAATTCACATCTAACGGATTTTCAAAGATTGCTTCTATTGTTAAATACTTTATATTTTCTGTTGGTGGATTAAATAAAAACACATCGTAGAATATACCCGAACTTTCAAACTCTGTATTAATATATTCTGTTGGTTCAAATAATGTTGTAGCTAATATAGAAGTATCTACCCAAGCATAAGGTCTGTGTGATGTTTTAAGGCTATATTGATGATATGCAAAAGTTGTATCATAGAATACTTTAAATGGTTTCATTCTATTTGGCGTACCCAAGTATAATACTGGGTCGGCAATAGCATTAGATAATCTTGGTATTCTAAAATGTTTAGCTGTTTCAAATCCCTTTACATGACAACATCTTTCTATATTTTGACAATCAAGCTCTATACAAGTTATTGATTGTTTTAATTTATTTAAAAAATCTAATTCAGATTTAGAAATAGAAATCTCTTTAAGTATAGTAGCTCTCCTTGTATTTATCATATACTTGATTTGCTCCATACTATATCCAAAATTGACATTACCAATAGCTCCTGTAATATTTTTTTGAATTGCGGATGCTATTTTCTTTAATGACCAAACTGTATTTAATGACTCCATTTATCCTAATTTAATTTGTTCGTAAATATAAACAAAAAAAGAGGAAGCCAAAGACTTCCCCCTTTTGTAAACTTAATTTCAATCTTAAATAAAAAATGTTATGCGTTTGTTTTGAACTGTGCAAGGGTACAACCATTTGTGTAAGTACCACCAACAACTGCGTTCCAAACTTCAGTTCCTGTACCTCTGTCAAAATAATCAGCTAATGAATCAATTTGAGTTTCTAATGCTGGTATGCTTTGATTAACCCAAATTACAAGTGTTTCTTCATCTGATGTTGAATTTGGGAAATAATTATGGAAATCTTTTCTATCCATAGTCATTGTAACCGCAAATTCTGTATAAAGATTACCTGCAATTGGAATTTGTGCTTGCTCACCTTTGTTTTGTGAAGCCCAACCACTTGCCCAATCTAAACCGAGCAAAGTACGTTTTGCAAATAGTTCGTCAAAAGTACCAAGACCAGGAGATTGTGCTTGTGTTGTTGTTGGATTAAACACTGTTACATAAGCAGATGATTGATTATCAACACCAGTAACACTAAATTTTTCAAAGTATTGGTATGGCGTAAGTGTTTCAAAGTTTACATCTGAAATAGAAGTATAAGAACGAACAGGCTGAGTTAAAGCTGATGCCAAAATTGCAGAGAATGTAGTGCCATCATTATACGTACCAGATACAGTAGCACCAGATACAGGGGCAACCGTAAAGTTAGGGTTTTTTACACCACGAGCTCTGTAAGTATAAGTGATTGTGTTTACCATCTTAGCCAAGAATGTAGCCGCAGTTTCGCCAGTTGTGATATTAATCTCAAAAGGTCTCTGTCTGAAATTAGTCATTCTCTTAGTTTGGTACTGTGCTTCCCAATGTGTATCAACAACATTAAAAGTTAAATAAACTTTTGTGTTTGCTGGAATTGTACCTGTTACAGTAATTTCAGCAGCAGTTGCAGCAGTTACATTTACTACGTGTGTTGTGCCAACTTTACCACGAGAACCACTTACTCTTGTTACTTTGTTAAAAGGAATACCTGTTGAAGTGTATCCTAATAACCCACCTATAAACAAATTATCACCAAGCAATGCTGTCGAAGCTGCTTGTGATGCTCCTAATGTATAATCAATAGGAAAATTTGTTAGGTCATTAATTAGAAGTGTTTTTGTTACGTTAAACATATTGTTTTTTTGTTGTTTTGTGTGTGAGACAAGTCTTTTGGTTATTTACTTATCTAAATTGTTTATAAAGATAGGAGTTATTGTTGAACTTGTATTGATTGGTTAATCGGTATATTACTTTGTAACCTTTCATTAACTTGTTGCTCAAATGATAATGCTACATATTTCTTAACTATCTCATTACATACATAATTTGGAAATTCAAATACTGTACTTTCATCAATAGCTGTGGTTCTAAATAAATCTAATTGCTGATAAGTTAAAGTATATTTATTTGGCTCTTTTAAATACCTCATACCAAGCTCATCTATTGTAGTATTTGTACCTAAATTCCCAACAATAATTTCTACCCAACCTTTTGTTGAGGAAGTTTCTACACTCTCATCATCTGAATAAATATGGTAATAAAGGCGTTCTTCTTTCCAACTAGGCTTATCAAATTCATTCATCTCAACAAATGGATACATATCATCATTTGCTTTCTTTACAGATATAGGGTTAGATACAGTAAATTGTCCTGGTACTATTTTACCACAATCTAATTTAGGAAAACGGACTTTAACATATACATTTGTTAAATGCCAATAATTTAATGGTAATAATACTCTATATGAATTAGTGTAACTACCCACAGTTAAGTCTGCACTTCTTTTAACAACTTGCCGCTTAATTGCTTGCAAGTAATCAGTTGTTTGCTGTGTAGTCTCAAATGTATTGTACGCAATGTTAGCACATTCCTGTATAGATTTGTTTAAATAATAGTTGAACTCAAATAAAGATTGAGTTGGAGCTTCCTCTTTATTGAGTTCAACAAGTACATTTCCATAAAATTCAAGTATAGTCATTATTTACGTTTTGCAGGTGCTTTTGGAGAAGCTGTGTTAAAATCACTTTCTCCTGATAAATATGTTGCTTGAAAACTATTAATATCGTCTTGTTTGTAATACTCTGAATTTACACTCATTGTAATAAGTCTTGTTATATCAACATTCTTATCACGCTTCATAAATTCTAAAATACCATCATCAGTTGCCCCTAATAATGTTTCACCATATTTCCATATACCATCTTCCATACGAATTGTGCCTTTTTGTTTTGCTTTTTGCAATAACACTTTCATTTGTAAATCTGGGTCAGCAAATACTGATAAAATTATATCTGGATTTTTTGCAGCAGTTTCGTACATAAGTTGTTTGATTTGGTCAGGTAAAAAACCACCCATATCTTCTGATGTAACGAGTTGTGCTTTGTATCTTAACTCTGTATCTGATTCATTTTTAATCATGTACTGAGCATTGATTACTTTTTCTTGTCTTGCAACAAGTCTCTTTTCTTCACGACCTTCTATGTGAATAACAAATTGACCACTATCTCTACCCATACCCTTAGCTTCTTGTAAAGACATAGCTACTTTTGGGTGATGCTTAATCCAAGCCCAACGATTTCTCTCCATTGGTTTAGCTAAGTTTAATACAGCACCATCTCTCAATTCAAATTCTGACTCTGGTGTTTGTACACCACTTGCTCCCACTTGCTTAATTCTTTCTTCCCAATCATTACCAATACCTAAATATTCGTTTTGGTATCTTGAATAAACTGGTTTAATAATACACTTTCTCTCTTTGTATTTCAAAGACCTAAACTCTACCATTTGAGATGGGTTATTCTCAATATCATAGATAACTTTTTCTCTTGCTGTCATAGCAGCATACTCTAATTCTGAATTACTCATTTGTCTTTTATTGTTTGTTTGTGTTAAATAAATTATATAAGATTGTACCAAGTGAACTATTCTACTCAGTACAATCTTATATTTATGTGTTAGTTTAGCCTATTACAGCCTCTTGCAAAATTGCTGCTTTGTATGGGTTACGTACAATAGCACCTGTATATGTCATCATTTCCAACTGGCTACCTGCAATTGGCGTAGAGATTTGACCTGATGTTTTACCATCTAATCCACCCATACCAATTAATTCACCTGTAAGAATATCAATACCATGATACTTCAATGCCATAATGTTTGGTTCGCCATCTTTCTCGTCAATACCAGTATCAATACAGAAACCGAAACCAGTATCAGGATAATGCTCTGACAAAACTCTATCTGGCGCAAATGTAATCAAGTTACCACTAAATTCATACGTGTTGAATGTAGTTCCTACTTGCATGCCATCGGGAGATTCAGTTTCAACGGATTTAACGTTTACTTTCTTTCCAGCAGCCTTAGAGTAATACCAAGCACCAGCGATTGCAGATGTCTTCAATTCACCAATCATAGTTTCGTTGAAGTGTTCCCATAATGTTTTGTTACAAACAAATGTGAAGTGATTACCTGTAATCTTAGGTGTTTTGTTCGTGATTGATTTGAACATATTATTCAATTGTCTAACCGACAAAGAACCTTGTGCATAATCAAATGTATCTGCAAACTTATTGATTTGTGTATAAACACCATCACCTGCGATGATAGGGTTGTTGTTACCGTAATCAAATAGTGTTGATTGCAATTGGTCATTTACTGTGCTCTCACCAAAAATCATTACGTTGTTTACAGCATACAACAATTGTTGCATCATGTCTTCACGAATTGGCTCCATTTTTACAAGCACTTGCTCATTGTTAAGTGTTGTTGCGTAATACTTTTCTTTCAAAGCATACTCACTTGAGAATGATGCAGATGTTCTTAGTGTTGTAACATAGTTTACGTGCTCTTCTACGTTAAAGTAAAATCTTGAAGAACCACTTTCAGACAATTCTGGGAAGATAGAATACATATAACGAGTTCTTCTACCAGTAGTCATAAACAAAGTGTCAATAAACCTTGCAGAATCACCACCTACTAAAGATACTGTGTACTCATACTCATTGTCGTTGATACGTACAGGTGCTTTGTTTACATACAACAACTGACCATTCTCCAACTTGAAAACGTCATTTTTATTGTAGTATTTCTTTTTAAGATAAACTGTTACCAATTTACCATTATCACCTGTTGCTGTACAAGTCCTTGTAAAAGGGATTTCTACAATCTGGTTGTTTTTGATTCTCCAGCGTACTTGCTTAGATGATACAGACAATGTGCTTGAAGAGTCTTTCGATACTCCAAAGATGTTGCCTAATGCTTGTGTGATGTAAGGAAGGGTGTATTGTGGATATAGCTGCGTAACTTTTTCAAGCCTGTGAATATCTTGCCCCCACCATTTGTTCCACTCCAGGACTGTTCGCCTGTCAGAACCTAAGTTGTTTACCTCCGATGTACTAAGTAATCTCATTATTTGTTAGAATTGTGTTTAAATTAACGTTATCCCCATATACTTGATATATGGTCTGTTTTTTGTTTATTGGTACTATTATTATTTTTAACTACTGTTTCGTGTTTTTTTGTTGTTGGGAAACCTTGAAGTATTTCTTGTTTGGCTTGTGATTTTTGTTTCCCCATTTCATTTTTTAGTTCTTTGATTTGGTTTTCATAATAATTCACAACTTCAGGTAACATTCTCCTTGACCACTCTGCTTCATAAGCTACTTGCGGATTTCTCCAATACTCCTCTATTAAAATTGGCAAACCCTCACTTGATTCTGGATGTGGCTCAACCATTAATCCTAATATCTCATTCTTTGCGTCATCATCTACTTCAAATCCTGCAATACTTTGTATATCAGATACAGCATTTACAATTTGTATTCTTGCTTGCTCAATTTCTTGATTTATCTGTTGTTGCTGTATTGCGTTTTGCTCTGATAGATATTGAGTTTGTTCTTTTTGTAATTTACCTCTTAGATTATTTAGAATTTTATCTTTATTGCCTGAGCTATTAATTCTATCTAATTCTAATTCGTACTCTTTGTCAATCTCTTCCTCTGATACATCTTCACCAAGTTTGTTAATTACATCTTGGTAAATAATTTGTTCATTAGATAATTGATTAATATCAATATTTTTGACATCATCATACTGTTTTAAGTTATAATTACCTACAACTTCACTAACTCGTTCATCTACAATTTGTGCAACTAAATCTGATAGTGATAGATTATTCTCTCGTGCAAAGTTTATTAGTTCTAATTCTGTACTATCTAATAAATTTTCAACAGAATTATCTCTTCCTGCTTGAATTAAAACGTCTAATTGTTCTTCTGGTGATAATGTATCAATGTGAACTTCTGTATCACCATAAGCAATTAAACCACTATCAAAGCCCAACCCTCTAAAGTATTCTTCTATTGGGGAAATTTCACTTAACTGTACTTCTTGCTGATTCTCTTGTACTACATTACCTTCAACTGCATTATTAGCAGTTATTGTTTCAAACAAACTCCCTATATCATTTATTCTTTCTTCTTCCATTATCTCTATTGTTTTAACTTTTTCATTATTGTTTACTAATATAAACTATTATTTTTAGATGCAATTATGAGCAACAATTATCGTATCCATATTTATAGTATTTTGTTGCTGTAACTGTGTTTGGTCTTAGCAATAGTGTTACTAAATAATTTCCAGGTACGATTGTTAATTGATTCCCTATTGCGTATTGTAACTTCAATTCGTTAATTGTATTAGATACATAAATATAATCACCAACTACATTTTTCAAATCTCCAATTGTAGGAATATAAGATGGAATTGAAGTACATATTTGCATTTTATAACCACTTATAGGTTGCCCTGTTTCAGTTTGTATTTGTGCTAAATCTATATTCCAATCTCCACTGCTTCTAATAAATGTCCAAACAAAATCAGTCCCTACTTGTAATTGTAGTTGGTCTACTTGCATTACCAAAGCACTGCTTTCTTGTGCACAATTTTCATTTGCTATTATTTTTACACATTGTATTTGATTTTTAAATAAATACAAATTAGTGTTTACCCACGTATCTCGCTTACTATCAGCTTCTTCTTGTGATAATGATGAAGTAAATGCTGGGATTATAATGTTATTGTATGAGCCACCACCACCTTCGGGAATTGTTACTGTTAATTGTTGTGGGTTAGGCGTATAACCCATATCACAAGTTTTTTCTACAACGACAGGTTTTGTCTTAGAATAATATGTTGTTGGTGTTATACAACAAGGTGAAGCTAAATCATATCTCCTATCTAATTCTATTTGTGCTTGTGTTTGAGCATCTTCTTGGGATATAGTAGATGTAAATGTACCTGCTGTAATACTAACTGTTACATCACAAGCATACCCAATATTACATTCTTTTTTCCCAACTTTATTAATTAAGGTGTTTTCATATATAGTAGTATCTTGACACAACGGTTGTGCTGCTGCTATTTTTTGTTTTAATAATTCGTTAGCTAAATAGTTTGCATGAGCCCCAGATATATCTGATAAAACTTCCCCTTTACTTACAGTAATTGTTTGTGGCAATGCAATTTGTGGTACTGTAAGTGTATTGTTAATTGGTAGTTCTTGTGTTTGTACTTTACTTACAACTTCATAACATTTCCCATCAATTAATGTTGTACCTTGAACACAAGTTGGTGTAGTATTTTGATTTGGGGCAATCCAAGTAGTTCCTCCAAATATTACAGAACTTAATTGACTAACTGTCATTCCAATTCCCAAACCACTTGTTGTATTTGATTTTTTAGTCTCTCCTGCTACAAATGTATTATTTGGGTAAGCTACTGAAAATATATCTTCTTGAAAATAAATAATAGAACCTTGTACCGAATCTACCACTTGACTGTATGATACTCCTCCTAAAAAAAATTGAATTGGTTGCCCAGCACTTCCGTAAGCATTTAATAATGTAGGAAATACTGATGTAGCCTCTATTTGTTGATTATCGCAACTTTCAAAATTAATAAAAGAAAAAAATATGTTTAATGGTGCACTAATATTATTATTTCTCCTCCCGTAAGTACATCCAGCTACACCAACACAAGGAACTGTAACTGGTGGTATTTCTTTAATGCAATCACTTCCATTATCACTATACCCGTCAGGACAAATTGTGTATACACACATCCCTCCCACTAAATCTCCTACTTCACAAGATTGTGTCGTAACAAATTTATCTGGGCAAGATAATGTTATTTCTTTTGAAATTTCATCGTTCTCAAATGTTATATCACAATTTGAATTTATCATTGTATAGTAATTGTGTTTGTTAATGCGTTATATGTTGTTGTTACTAATGAACAAACGTCTGCTGCTGCATAAATTATTTCAACATACTTGTCTTCTGTAATTGCTGTTAATTGATATGTACCTGTTTGTGGGAATATGCTTGCAACATAACCAGATATACTTAGTTGATTAAATGGAATAGCCACATTATTTACTCTGAATGACTGTATCGCATTAACTCCCGTTGATGTAAAGTCTACTGTAAAGTTACTACCATAAGATACTGTATTTGTACCTGAATCAGGTGATGTTCCGTTTGTTACACTCACTATTACTGTGAATGGTGCTGTTTGAACTGGTAATGTACTATTTATACTTCCAGCACAATTTGTAGCAGTTACTCTTACGGAATAATCTGAACTTGGGAGTAGTCCTGTAAATGTTCTTGTTAGTAATGTTTGTGTGTAGCTTTGTACTACTACAGCATTTGAGATTAACTCTACTAAATATTGAACATCTGTTCCAACACTTACCCAAGTTACTGTTAAACCTGTTTGTGTTACAGCAGAAGGAGTTAGTGTTAACGGTGTTGGGGCAGGTACAGCACAGCCTATCAACCTAAATTTAGCTACAACTTTGTGATTACATTCTACATCAGTAAATGCAACTGTGTTTGTTGTAGGAATTATATACTCATCATCTTTTTGTAATGACATATAATCATACAATAGTACATCTGGATTAACGATGTTTAATGTATAATTACTATCTTTTTCTATTAAGATATTAGATATTGTAGAAGTTATTAAATCCTCATCCCAAATCTGTATCTCATATTGTAGTAAATACTTATTATCTAAATCTTTTACGAACTCTGTATTAATGTCAAAGTTTTTAAGTAGTTCTTTATGCGGTAAATTATGGCAAGCAAAACATTTTATTGCACAATCTAAACCATACTTAGTATAAATGTCTTTTATTTGCTCGTAAGTATAACAACAATCATTATTAATTATAAAATCTACTTTCTTTTTTATTTGTGTAAGTAGTTCTATTAAATAATAATAATCCATTAAATGATTGTACTTGCAAGATTGGTTTACCCCAAAGTATTCTTTATACAACAAGGAACTAACCTGTTTGTAAACAATTGAGTGGATGTAATCGTAAGATTTATTCCTTGATAATTGTATAGTAGAATATTGGGTTGTCATTACTACTTATTGTAGAAGTTGTTTGTTCTGTTGTAAAATCTATTATTTGATACGACATAGTTACAAAATCTATAAAAGAATCTTGTAATGGCTGTGTGGTAAAATCTACACAAATAAAATTACTTGTTGTAAAATCAATGTATGTATCTGTAATTGGTCTTGTTGTAAAGTCTACATAGGAATAATTACTTGATGTAAAATCTACAAAACTATATCCTACTGTTGTAAAATCTATATAGTTGTCTACAACAGACCTTGATGTAAAATCTGTAATAGCTACTGTGGTTGTTGTGAAATCTAAAAAACCAGTAGCAAAGTTTGTTGTAAAATCTATATATGAATTTGGCATTTATTTATTGTGTTTATTTTATAAACAGGTTATTAATAATCACCATTGTTTACTGTAGCGTAAGGCATATTTGTTGTAATGTTTATATCAGGTAATGTTTCTGTAACAATCAATCTAAATCTTGAAAATACAGAAAGATTAGAACCAGTTGCGCCATAAGGATTTAATTTATACCAAATATAGCTTGGAAGGTCTCCACTTGTAGGAAAATAATTACCAGACGGAAGTGTTGCTTGTGTAAACACATTTAATCTTTCAATTGTAGTATTAATTACAGTAGTGCCTGGAGATGTGCCAGGAAGATTACTTGTAGATACTTGTCCTAATTGCACGTATGCCGTATCTGTGTTAGATGATACTAATGCTCCATTTGGGTTTCTTAGGTAAGAAACTCTTGGAATAGTACGAGTTACACTATCTACAACTATTACAGGAACTCTTACTAATATGTCTTGCTCAATCAACACACCATCAGCTAATGTTTTTCTTAAATAAGAAATGCCAGCAGTAGTTGCATAAGCTCCACCAGCTTCTAATACAAGATTTAAGTTATCTGTAATACTAAGAACTTTACCCAAATAAACTGGCGGTGAAGCATTGCTATATAAATAACTACCTACAGCTAATTCTACTGTAAATAAAGTACCTACACCCACTACGGCTGTATTACCAGAGTTTGTTGTAATTGTTCCTGTTGTAACAGATACTGCTCCAAGAGCTTCTGTGGGAGTGCCTACACCAGAATTACTTGTAGCTATTGCTAAATTATTAGCATTTGATTTATAATAAGTTGTATTTGAAAATACTGCCATTTTATTTTTTGTTTGTTAGTTTAATCGTTATTTGCACCCACAACCACAATCAGAATTTGTTTTTCCTGCTGATACGCAATTATCACAAATCTCTAATATTTTATTGTAGATGTCATCTATTTGGTATAGTTCTTTCAGTCTATTTGAATAGTCAAGAAGTTTGTTATCTGGAAATAAATCATAAGACTTACCTTCCATTTCTTCATCAATCCATTTGTAATAAAGCTGAGATAGTAACATTATCTTGTTTAGCTTCTCTCTATTCTTCTCCCCTTCTTTTCCTGGACATTCTTTACAACTTTCACTACATAATATGCTTTGAATTAAAGAGTTCATACAATCATCTATCTTACAGAATAAATACCACAATCTTGTTTTTTCAAAGTTATCAATATCTGTATATCTTATCTCAAATACACCATCTTTACTATGCGTAACTGTTTGTGATGAATTTGCAGGTAAGATACCTTCTATTGTTGTAAATGTATTTACTTGTGGGTATAGTTGAGTTATTGTGTAAGGTATTGTTTCTGTTGTAGAGTAATTATACAATGTATACTTACCACATTCACAGCAATCTGCTTTTATTTCTAATGGTGCACATACATTAATTGTGATGTATTTAGATACTGTAGTGCAACAGTTTTGTACTGTTACTAATAATAAATACGAACCATTTTTATCAAATGTAGCTGTCCAAGTTTCTGTCGTTAGTGGTGTAGGTATTGTTGTACCTAATAATAAACTTCCAGAAGGTTTTTCGATAATGTCAATTACCAATTCAGAAGTTAAAGCTCCACAAACATTTGAATTTAAAGCTGTTATAAAACTTAGTTCATACTCGTTGCCTTGAATTAAACAGTCTTCAAATCCTTGAACATTTAATTCTGGAGTCCACTCTAATATTGTTATTGTTTCAGTTCTATCTGATTGATATATAATAGGACTTACTCCACCACAATTAGGTATTTCTCTAATGGTTAGTAATTGCCTTACTGTGTAAGTTGCTGCACTACAAAAATCATAATAAAAAGAAGAACCTTTTGCTGTTTCCCCAATCTTTTTTTCTGTAGTATCAGGATAGACAATAAAATATTCAACTCTACCCCTATCATATTCTGGAGGAGTAATTGTTGTTGTATCTACAATTAAAGTATTATAACTACACGTTTGCTGTGTAATTGTAAAATCTTGGTTAATTGTTTCCCCAGTTATATTGTCTATTATTATTGCCATTAGTTTGTTGTTGTACGTAATAATCCTTTATCAATCATTACAACATAATCATATATTGTAAAATCAAGAAAGAATTTATTATCTTTTTGTGCTTTATAAAAGTTTATATATGTTGAGATTTTAAATTCATCATTACCAAATAAAATTGAATACTTTGGTAAGGTAAACATATTTTCTTCAATATATACAATATTTTTTCTATCGTATTTTATTGGAATAAGTAAAGATAGTTGTTTTTCTCCTGCTTGTTGAAAACTTAATCGTGATTTATCATCACATTCTAACTTTATTATCTTCTTTACTTTTTGTATGTAAACATTTCTTTCTTTTTCTGCTCGTCTTCTATCTTGAAAACGACCTGGTATAATAAAAGTCTTCTCATACTCAGTACCTTTAAACACCACTTCTTCTTTCCTGAAGTTCTTCTTTCTCTTATATTCGTTATTCATCTTTATTGTTTACTAAGATACCATTTAAGTTAGTTTATTTGCTACTTTATCATCTTTTGTATTAACCGTATCTAACACTTGTAATTGCTCAAGTTTAGTTCTTTGTTCAATTAATTCATTTTTCTTATCTTCAAATTTTTTCTTTTGTTCTAATTCTTGTAATTTCAGTTGATAGTCTTTCTCTTTGTACTCTTTATCTTGCTTTAATTTATCTTGGTCAAAGGTAGAAGCTATCTTTTGTACTTTTTGTAATTCAGTTTCCATTTGCTTCAACTGTTCTTGCAACTGTTGATTTTGTTGTGATAACTGACTTACCTGTTCGTTCTCTTTACTATTTAATTTTTCTTCTAACTTTTTCTTAGCTTCAGATAAAGATGTTGTTAAAGATATATCTAATGCTGTATAAATATCTATTAGTTGTGCCTGTAATGCTTGTGAAGTCATTTGTTTAATTATTTCTAATTGCTTATGTTCTTCTGTTGCATCACTTATAAATATATTGTAATCAGCTATTGAGAATTTATCACCATCAATACTAAATATCTTTTGACCATACTCCCCTAATATATATGAAGCATGTTTACCTTTACTATACGCTATCCTTGAAGTATTTACTAATTGTGTAAATAAATGCTTACACATTAATCCAATTTGAAAGTACAAAGGTTTATTTACAATTGCCCCTTGTTTAATAGCTTGCAATGTATTGCCAACTAAATCTTGTTGCTCTACTTCCCCCTCAGCTTGTCTTGGTACACCTGTAATTTTCCTACTTCTTTCTTCTAATTCATTTATAGCATAATCTAATGCTTGTAATAAATCTCCTTTTAAGTTACTTTCATATCCCCCAAATGTCTGACCCCCAGATAGTTCTGCTCCTTCTTGTGCTGTATTAATCCAAGCAATGCCACCATCTTTCTTCATACCAATCCACTTCTCTATTCTTTTATAGAAATCTCCATCTATCTCATTTGGTATTTGTGCTATGTTCAAATACATACCACCTGGCTCTATTTTAGGGTATATACTATTTTTTACATAATTAAGCAAATCATAATCATCTTGCATATCTTTTGTAGATAAGATTAATGATAATGGTTTACCATCTAATTCTTCATTGCAAAAACCATCGTAAGATAAAGTACATTTATAAGGTTCTTGATTTGTTCTTGATACATACTTAGATTTTCCCATAATAGGAAATATATTATTACCAATTCGTACACACTCATATCTATCATTTCTATATCTTTTTATTTCTTCATATTCTTCTCTATCTGTACCCGTTTCAACTCTTTGTAAATCTTGTATCATCTCACCATCTGAAATTACTACAGGATTAGAGCTAATCCATTCTACGTGATATACGTTTATCTCTTGCCTAAGTACGTTATTCGGAACCATATTCCCGTTTTGGGTATTTAATGGATACCCTCTTAGGTTTTGATTGTATGTAGGATTGTAGTAATTACCTAATTGTGAGTAGTTTGTCCAGCTATATAGTTCTTCTATATCTCCATCTTGTAATAAATGACCGTATTCTTGTAAAACTTGTTGTTTAGTCATACGTTCTACATAAACACATCTATCAGCATTTCTTACCCATTTTTGTCCAGATGCTTTGTTATAATAGAAAAATCTTGGGTCTATTCTTTTTACAATAGGGTCTACACCAACTTCTGTAATGTAAGTTCTCCAATAGCTACAACCACCTACAAAATAATCTTCAACAAGCCACCTAATAATATCTTTTAAATCTTTTGCTTGTTTATAATATTCAATAACATCATAAGCACACATCTCTAAATCTGTTTTATAGTGTGTTTTATAATAAGATTGGAGTTGCTTAATTTGTTTTTCTAATAGTTCTTGTGATTCTTTCCCACCAGATAACAATGAAGCATTATAATTATTAATAGATTCAAGTACCTTTTTAATAACTTCATTTTTCTTTGTTTGCTCTATATAATCTAATGCTTCTTTGTTATTACAGGTAGGTTGGTAAGGTATATCATTTTCTAAAAACTTACCAATGAGGTATTGTATTTGAGTTTTAATAAGCGGGTAAAATGGCACATCTTTTGGATTACCTACACCATAATTTTCAGTAAGCCAAGCAAACTCTCTTTTATCTCTTTTTAAATTATACATATTGTAAGCCAATGTGAGTTCTTTTTTCTCATTAGTTACAAGTTGTGTGATAATTGTGTTTGCAGTAGATTTTAGATAGTCCTCTGAAAGTTTGTCTTCTTCTGACAAATCATATTCATTGAAAAATCTATTAGCATGACTACCCTGTGCTGTTACATTAGGGTAAGCATCATAGCTTAATTGTTTACCTGTCTTACTTACTTTTTTTAATTGCATCTTAACTTAATTCCCTCAATTTATATAGCGTTTGATATATAAAGCCTATAATTTCTTCAATACGATTTTTTAAATGTCCTGGAAGTGTTTCTGCATGAGTTTCAGAAATAGTTGCTAAGTGTGTAAAATAATCCAGTACAGTTTGTTTATTGTACGCTAAAAAATCAAATGCTTCTGTAAGTCTAATTAAACCAAACCTACCCTGATATTCTTCAGCAAATAAATCTAATAGTTCTGGCATCCCTATATAATAATCACTAAACGCACCATGTTGAGCATAAGAGTTTGTTGCATGATGCCACACATGAGCTTGTGTAATACTCATTCTCAATAAAGATATAATCTCTTCGCAACTCATTTCTCCACCACTTTCTTCATACATCTCTTCTTGGGCATTCTCTATTTGTGGTTCTTGTGTAGGTAGCATAGCTCCTTCTTGTGCTTTGACTATTTTTGTGTTATTTTTAAATTCTTTTTTCATTGCATTAGTTTTGATTATTTGATAAATTCTCTGAAAAATATGCTGTATTACCAATTCTATATTGTATTCTTTTCTTTTCTAAATTTGGTAATAAATATTTTGTAAATGTATTGTATGAATTTTCTTTTGTAGTATCACCAAAATCAAAACTAAATGTAAAATATGGAGCTAATTGAAAATCAACATAAAGTATGTACGTATACCAATCTACTTTATCTGTTGGGATTTCATAAAAAAAATATTCAAATTGTGAATAGTAAGTTTCCCCAAAATAATCTTTTAGAAAACAAAGAACTGTATCTGGTATTGGTGTAATTAAATTCCTTGTTGTTCTTATCATTTGTATACTATCTTTTGATTGGTGATGTCATAGTAGTCCACCGACTTGTAATTGTTTTGCAAATTTAATAATTCTTTTTCTCTTTCTAAGTTAGTCCTTACTTTACGCTTAAATCCCGTCATTGGGTCAATCTCCCACTTATATTCTATTGTAACTTTTTCTTTTTTGTTTGAATCTCTTGCTAATATATCTCTCCACTCATCATCTAATATTTCTACCATTAACATAGCTGCATGAATATCAAACTTAGATTTGTTTTCCCTTGTAAATTCTACTAATTGAGATACGTGTTGTTCTATGTGCATATTCTCAACATAGTCATTTATATACTCCTCAATCTTTTTAATACCATAATCTAATACTTTTGTAGACATTTGTGTACCTTTCCTACCCCTTAACTGTTTAGCATTTAGATTATCATTTACATTTGTAGGTCTATCCCCTAAATATTTCTCAAACCCATATCGTTCAAAGTGTTGTATTATACCAATCTTTGTATATTCAAGATTCATCATAGCATGGTAATACAAAGTAAGTTTTAAAGCATTATCCCAATTCTCCCTTACATCATTTCTACTCCTTTGATTATACAATGCTACGTATATGTTATTGTGGTCTGTAACACCTTTATTTGGATTAATTCTCTTTTTAACCAACATAGCTAACTTAGAACCTCCAAGTGTGTTAGAATCACCGTCTGATTGGTCTATACTATCACAACCTGATACATATAACTTATCTATTTTAGGTTGCTTAAAATATGTAATTCTATTACCTTCTTCTGTCCAATCTGGGTGTAATACTATTTCTACATCACCTTGTGGATGTGCTTCAAATTTTACTCCAACCAAACTTCTTCTATCAGTTTCATCCTTAACCCAATGTAAATAACCTTTTTCAACTTTCATTCCAATCTTTTTAACTTTTACATCAATTAGTTGTTTTGAAAGTGCTGGAGATTGGTATTCTCTACCATGCGTTTTTACTAATGCTTCATCTATTGTAAAAGGATTATCTGCAAAAAAAGCTGTAGCATCTCCTACATCTTGTCCTTTAAGCATTATACTTCTTTCTTTTTCTGTATGTTGTATGCACTCCCTTACTTTAGGATTGCCATCTTTATCAATAAATTTAGCTTGCCCCATATAGCAAGGTATAAACCAACCTGTTCCTGGTTCATCACTATCTCTTGGCAAAATTAATTTGGTAGGGTCTAATTCGTAGTTTTCTAATTTAAGTATATCTTCTTCTGTCTGTGGAAATATCCAATTATTTCTAAACTTAACCATATTGTAGGCAGAAGGATGTAATATCATTTTTTTTAACCCTTCTATGTAATTAACTTTTTCGTTAGCTGTACCACCTATAATTAAGTTACCTATACAAATACCACTTCGTTCTATATTACCTCTTAATATGTTTACTGCTTTTTGAGAGTCTTTAAATGCACCACCCTCGTCTAATATAGCCCAATTTAATGTACCGCCACGAACATCATCTGGTGAAGTTACAATGTTAGCTGCTATATGACCACCTGTTTGTATATTGTCGTTAGCTTTTGTTTTCTTACCAGCAATCCTTTCATCTTCTGTATTCTTTACTTGATGAAGATGTTTCATTGCTCCTTGTGTATTAGCATTAACAAAATCTATTTTCTTTTTAACTAAATCGAATACACCTTTACCAAATAGATAATCTCTATCCCCAGCATAATAAAATATAGTCTTAAAGATTTTATTATTGTTACTATCTCTTTCTACAAGTGCATAATCCCTTGTACCAAGTGCTGATATAATCTCTGAGAAACCACAACCCCTTACTTTTATTACACCTAAATGCTGACCATTTTTTTGACAATAATCTATAATTTGAAATAACTGCCAATGTGGTAGCCAAAACTTAGGAAAAGCTGTAATGTTCTTAGCTCCATTCTCATTAGAATCAGCTATCTTCATTGGGGTATAGTTTAACATAAAGTAATAGTAGCCTGTTATAGTTACTTCCCCAATAGTTACTCCTTCAAAACATTTACGTCTTTCTTCTACCCAAAAATCTACCCAGTCTTTTGATTTAATAGGAAAATCACAATACTTACCATCTTTGAGAAACTTGTTTGCAGCCTCTGAAAAATGATAAGTATTGCGAAATTTATTACCATCAATATATGGTAAACCTTTTTTTATAATTTGTTCCCTATTCAATTTAATTTAAACTTACTCTCTATAACACTAATTATTCTGTAAAATAAAAAAGCATTTGTAAATGTTAGTATTGCCCAAACTGTTCCTAATATTGTATTACTATTAACCACAGGATTATACCTAAACCAAAATAATAAATAAGAACATTCAACTATTGCAAATAAAAAACCAACCACTAACACAAAAAATACTTTAAACCAATCTATTCTCATTTAAGTATGGGTTTTTAATTATTAAAATATCCGTCTTCTTGGTCTCCCCGAATGTCTCCTTCTGATTTCATTTCTTCTTTAAATATCTTTCTCAAATTTTGTGCTTTAATAATAAGTTCTTCCATTTGTTTTACTGTATCCCTACCTTCCTTTACAGAATTAACTAATCTTCCAGCATTTGCTCCTCTTTCTATAATTGTTGTAAAGTTTACAGTTTCACAATATTCAGATAAAGAATCTAACAATTTCCAAGTAGATTTTATATAGCGAATAATCCTATTTGAATTTACTATTTTTTCATATTCTGCTTTTGCTAATTTTAACAAATTATTTTCTAAATCTTTATTTGTTAATTCAGCACTCTTTAAAGCAGATTCTTCTTTATCTTTATCTGAGAAGTCAGCATAAGGACTTTGTAAATCTAACAATAAATAAAGATATAAATAATACTTAAACGCTTTCTCTTTATTCTTTGTCTTATCATCTTCCCAAATATCTCTAAATTCTTTGACTGAAAGAAATTTTACTGGGTCATCAAAAGTTATTTTGAAATTTTCGTATGCTAATAGTTTCATTCTATACTTATAAGTTTTTTATTTTTTCTTTAAAACTTTCTAAGGTTTCATTTATTACAGCCCTTGTTCCCCCAACTTCTACAATCAATTTATCTATCTCATCTCCTTGACAAACACTCAATGGAGGAACATCAAAAAACAACAAACCATCTTTAAACTCTTGTGCTTTCTCTAAACAACCTTCTGCTATCTCTATGTCTTCTTGTAGTTGCTTATTCTTTTTGTATGTGTACCCCATGTTTTTAGCTGATTCCATATCAAGTTCTTCTTCTTGGTACAGCTTATCTAAATTTTTAGCATATTCAGCATACGCTTTTGTATAGCAAAGGATTTTAGTTTCTATATATTTCATTGTTATTTTGTTATTAAAATTGGAAGTTTATCTATCACAACACCTACTGAATGTATAACTGGTTTAGGATTATCTTTGGCATAAGCAAATGCTTTTGATTTTGTATCTATTAAACAGCCTACACTCATTGTAAATAATCTTTGTGTAAACCATTGTATTCTACTTAGTGTGTGTAAGTGTCCATGAACTACTGACCTGCCAGAATACATTACTTTCTTTTCTACTGTCTGTGCTGATAATCCTGTACCATGTGTGTATAATGTTCCATTGTACTCATATTCATCTGTATAGTTCCATTTGTGAGTTCCAAATATTTCGTTATAGCTTTTAGCTACAAATGAAGGAAGTCCAACAGAACGAAGTTTACGCATAATTAAAGAGCTATGATTACCGTAAGTTACTGTTACATCTGGAAACTCTTTATACCACTCTTGCAATTTCTTTTTGGCTAATTTTAATTCATCGCCAGCACTTGCTAAATCTGGGTCTGATTCGTGGTAAGATATTGCCTGCCCATCTATTTCATCACCAATTAAAATCACTTTACCACAATTAAATTCAGATTTAATATACTTACAAAACGATAAAGCATCAGCAGTTTCGTAGGGTAAATGTAAATCTGGTATTACAAGTACGTTTTTAGGATTATTTTTATTTACAATGTTTGGAGCATAAACTGTATCTGTATAAGCAACCGTTGGTTTTATTACTGTATCTTCAACAAATTGTTCTGCTAACTTAGTTGTTGTAGTTGTTTCTAATTCATCAAATTCATATTTATAAGCATTTAATTCAAGCCTTACTAAATATTTACTTACAAATTTTCTCCAACTATCTGTTTGTACTTCTGGGTAATTTTCGTCTAATTTAAACTTTACTATTAACTCTCTTGCAATCTCTGTTTTTGTTAATCCCTTTTCATTTAATTCTCTAATGTCTCCAAATAAAAACTTGTACTTACTCATAATCTTTTTACTTTTAAATTAAACTTTTAATCTTTCATTATTAAAGCTAAGTTATACTTCTTAGCAAATCTTACTATTCCAATCTCTTTTACTTCTCTATCTATTTCCTCTTGCGCAATCTCTAAATTAGTTGTATCAATTTTTAACTTAACTGAATCAATTTCTTTCCATTTTCTAAGAGGACATTCCATATAAGCACCTCTACGTTTTGCAGCTAATCTACAACCACAACCACTTCGGTATTGTTTTTCTGTAACTTTATGTGTGGAAATAAAGTTCCCATCTTCTTCATTTGATACAACATTATATTCATTTGAATTTATAGGTTGCTCTAATGTATCTTCTGAAATCACTTCACCATTATTATCTGTATGTTGAAATACTTGTGTGGTACATATCTCACCCATTCCAGACTGTGTGTGTAATTTGCATTTTAAGCACACTGTACGCCTTGTTTCTTCAAGACTACTATTTATATTCAACAACTCCAAAGTGTGTCCTAATGCAATGTCTGGAAGTTTATTGACTATCTTTTTAATATTATCTAATTTCATTTGCTTTTATTGCTGATTGTACACTTTTATCAAAATCGTCTTTTAAATATTTTAAATTCGCTAAATCTACAGTCTTTCCAATACTTAATGGCGTTTTTCGTATTACATTTGCTATTTTTTCAGATAATGAAGATTTTGGAGTCATTCTAAAACACAGTTCTTTATCTGTTATTTTTATTAATTCTATAATTGAAACATACTCTGTATCTACAAAAATAGTCAATCCAACTTTAACTTCACCGATTTTATTACTTACTTTACCATAAGCATTTGCTAATAAGTGTGAATTTCTGTAAGGGTCTCCTTGTGCTATTGGATTTACTGGTATTTTTGTTTTGCCTCCATTTTTATATTTATCTTTATCCATTAGTTGATATACAGAACTAAGCATTTCTCCAAAAGAATCTGTGGGAATACTTGCTGTATTATCTAACTCTTCAATCTCTTTTTCTAATGCCTGTATTTGTAAATTTAATTCCTCATCAGACAATTCTTTTTTCTTTTTCTTAAATAATCCAAACATAAGATTTACTTGATTTCATTTTTTATTATCTCTTTTACAAATCCAATTATTAATATTGTAATAACAAATACTGCAATAGTAGTCATTGTAATTTTAAGTGTAAGCATAGTATAAAAATAAAAATGCCCCTAATCTTTTATAATTAGAGGCAAAGGTAAAACTAATTTTTTGTATTTCCAAACTATTGTTTTTAAGTTTACTTAAAACCCTATAAGTTCAGATGTTTCTCTGTAAATTAATTCTAAATCTTTGAACGACAGCACAGCTTGTTTGATTGTATTTTCTTTATTAAAATATAAACACACAGCTTTAATCTTTGGGAATTTAGGGTTATCACTTTCTTTTTTAAATCCTATGATTCTTAAATGTGGTGTTTCATCTAATCCTTTTATCCTTACTATGTCTCCTGCTGAGAATAAAAACTTACCTTCTTCTTTTTCCTTTTCCATTTGTCTTTTTAATTTTTGTAAATTGTAAAATTGATTTATTGTTTACAATAATACTACTTATTTAGCAATGGTGTTAAATCTAATATATCACATGGAATTATCTTATACCCTTCTGGATAAAGTATATCTGAAATTTGTACTAATAGTATACCCTCAATTTTAATGTTTGTATTTCTTTCTATCAGTAATTTATACCCAGATTGCTGCATACAATACTCATAGTATTTGTTTTTTTGTAAATGTTCAAATGGTGCAAAAAATTTAAAGTTAGAAACTCTTTCTTTACCTGTATGCTTACAAGTATAAGTTTCAACTTTTTTAAGTGCTTTGTGTCTATTTGTTTTCCAATCTACAAGCCAATAACCACCAGTATTAACATTATAACAAAGCCTATCACCAGCACCACATAACCCAAGTTCTTCATCATACATTATAAGTTCTGAAACTATAACTCGTAAACCAAGTTTTATTAATTCCCTCTCAACTTTTATAATTGTAGAAACTGGTACTAATTCTCCATCTACTTTTCTGTATTTATCTTTTGATTCATCTTCAAAGACTTTGTGAATTGCTGAACCACGTATTACACTCTTATCTCTTTTCTCATCCCATTGCTTTTCTAAATCTTCCTCTGTAACTCCTAATTCTTTTGATTTTTTTTCTAACCAATAAGGTTTATTAAAAGGTTCTTTACAAAGTTCAGCTATTTTACTACAAGATAATTTAAAACGATAATCGGGTTTAGATTTTAATGTATATCTATGTAGTTCTTCGTTAAACTCTAAATCTTTAAATACATCAAGTAAGTAATCTCTTACTTTATTTCTTTCTTTTTTAGTCATTTGGAAAAAATGCTTTTAACGTATGCTTAAAGGGATTACCTTCTATGTTTTTAATTTGCTGTAACATTTCTTTTGCTACTTCTTGAGTTTCAGCTTGAGCATCTGGTTTTAAACGAAGATTAAATAAATGTAAAAATGAAAGTAACGAGCCTGTCCAAATAAATGTTGTATTAAGATTTAAAGGGAGTATTGTTCGACTTTGTTCTTTACTAACGCCTAAATCAATTAAACTATTATAAGCTAGTTTGCAAACTTCTAATACCTGCGATTCTACAATAGAACATAATTCTTGATTTTCAACTAATCCTTCGCTCCCTTGTTTAGATGATTTAGATTGTTTTCTCCACTCTTTAATTGTAGTATAAGTATCACTAAAATCTACATATCTACCACTAATGCTGTTAGCTGACATTCCTACTTGATGTTTAAATAATTGCCTTTCTACATAAATAGGGCAAGTAATTCTAAATTGTAATTGTGGATGTCTAAAAACAGATGTATGCTTGTGTTCTACTAAATACTTAATCAATTTTGCATTTTGTTCTTCGGTATAATTTGATGATTCTTTATTATACGAGACACGAGCCGCATTAACCACCATAATATCATCCCCAAAGACTTCTAATAATTCTACCATAATTCTTTACTGTTTAATTTAAAATACAAATATAGTCTCTACACACAACAAATGCAAAGACTAGATAGTTTATTTTTGTTTTGTAATGTGTAACATTAATTTTATTCACAACTAATACAATGCGCAAATTTACGACTAAACTCAGAAGCAGATGAAATGTTATGCTGATAATACAAAGTCTTAACTCCCATATCGTGTGCAAGTAACATTAATCTATTTACTTCTTTTGCTGTAGTATCTGCTGTAATAAATAAGTTTAATGATTGTGATTGGTCAATATACTTTTGCCTATGTGCTGCTTGTATAATTATTTCTTCTTGACTAATCTCTCGTGATGTTTTAAATACTAACTTCTCATCATCTGTAAGGAAATCTAAATGTAACACACTTCCCTTTTCTTTCATTATACTATTCCATACTTCATCGGTATTTTTACCTTTTTTAATTAATAAGTTTTGTAAGTAGGGATTTTTAATTACAAACTTTCCTTTTGCTAAATCTTTAATATAATAGTTACTATCGTAAGGTTCTATACTTTGACTTACTTGTCCTAAAATAAACGCACTACTTGTTGTGGGGGCAATTGCTTGTAGTGTAGTATTTCTTCTACCTGTTCCTTTTGTCCATTCACATTCACCAAACATTACAGCTAACTTTTTAGACGCTTTTAAGGCTTGTGATTGAATTGTTTTTTGTATTGATACATTATGTAGTCTTGCTTCCAACGATTCAAATGGTATCATCTTAGATTGTAAATAAGAGTGATAACCTAACCTGCCAATACCTAATGCTCTATGATTCTTAGCAAAGTTTACTGTCTTTTCCATGAACTTTATCTTAGATGCCTTATTTATAAACTCTGTCATTACAGCATCCAATAAAAACGTAACTACTTCTACACAATCTGTATCTTTCCACTCTTCATAATACAAATCATTTAAGGAAGCTAAATCACACACAAAAGATTCTTCAGTATTTACTGGCAAACAAACTTCAGAACAATTAGATGTGATAACACTATTACAAATCCAAAGATGCTCATTTGAATTCACTGTCGTACAATACACATCTTCATTACCAACATATTCTATAGATTTTATTTTATACGATTTTTTACAGTTACTCCTATATTCTCTATCTTCAATAATAATATTTTTTCGTGATAAAAATCCTGTGTATTTTTCTAATTCTAATGCTGCATTTTTATCTCCAAAATATAATCTCCAACAATCCTTTGTTTCATAATATTTATGACCACCATTTCCGTCTGGTAACAATGTTTCGCCAGCTTTTCTCATTATTGCTATCTTTGCATTTAAACCGAGATTGTTAAATAGTATTTGTAATTCTTCTAAAAACTCTCGATTAATGTTTGATAGTGATACTTGAAGTGCTTGATTACTTTCTTGTAATCCGACTGTGCCATCAGCATATAATAATCCCCTTATATATTGCCATTGAGTTAATTCGTCAGATTCCCAAATCCATTGTGGCACATATCCTTTTTCAAAATTTAATGCTTTTTTTAAACTTTTACTTGTTAATCTTTTCTTTTTAACAGTAGAATGATAAACTGCACAATCTGCAAATTTTGCAATTTCATAAACTCTATTGTTTACTCCAATATTTGATTTATATTTGTTAGTAATATTAGTAAAACATGTTTCAATTTCTGGTATTAAATCAAAATCGTTTTCCCACACATCTAACATAACAGAGTCTTTATGCTGAGTTCCATCTGCTTGATAT